AATCTAGCCTCCTTTAAAGTCTTCTGCCAAGGCGGTCTTAACACCAGCCGTGATGTGCTATCACAGGGTGAGACACAGCCGGGTTCAGCTATCTCGTTGATTAACTACGAGCCTGCTGTTACTGGTGGCTACCGTAAGATTAGTGGCTATAGCAATGACTATGGTACTGTACCTGGCTTTGGTAACGTGTTGGGTGTATGTGTAGCTAATGGTGTTAACGATGGCATCCTAGCAGCACGGTATGACACAGGAAGTACCAACTATCTGTACTACTGGGATACTGCTACATCTGCTTGGGTTACTATTACTACACCTGGATCTGTAGATGTATCGACTTATCCTAAAGTACGCTTCACTAAATACAACTGGGGTTATGACGAAGTAATCATCACGGATGGCGTTAACCCTGCTGCAGTCTACACAGGTACAACCTACACACAGATTACTGACGCTAATGCGCCCAGCGCACCTAAAGTAGCTCACGTATTTAAGAATCACATGTTCCTTGCCTCTGACGCAACAGAACGTACTAACCTCTGGTTCTCTGCTCCTTACGATGAGTATAACTATGATCCTGCTGATGGTGCAGGTGTTATCAATGTAGGCTTTCCTATTGTAGCTATCAAGTCTTTCCGTGATACGTTGTACATCTTTGGTACTAACAATATCCGTAAGCTCGTAGGCAATAACATCTCAGACTTTGTAGTACAAGAAGTTACGGATGACTTGGGTTGCCTTGCTACAGATAGTGTAGTTGAGATTGGTGGGGACTTGCTGTTCCTCTCTCAAGATGGCTTACGTCCTATTGGTGGTACTGATAAGATTGGTGACGTTAACCTTGAGACAGTATCTAAAGATATTCAGTCTATCTTTACTGATGTTGTATTTGATGTAGACTTAGATAAGCTAGACGCTGTAGTTATTCGTCAGAAGACACAGTTTCGTTTCTTCCTTGGTGCTGCAGATGGTCAGGGTATCATTGGTGGCTTTAGACAGACGCCTAACGGACTACAGTTTGAGTACGGGCAGATGCTTGGTGTATTCACTACGTGTGCTACCTCTGGTTACATTGGGCAGTACGAGTTTGTTATACACGGTGATAGCAACGGTAAGGTACACCGCCAAGAGCAAGGCAATAGCTTTGATGGTGAGGACATCTTTAGTGTATTCCAGACACCATTCTTTCACATGCAAGACCCAGAACAGCGTAAAGTATTCTACACTGTAGCTACTTACTTACGTTCTGAGGGGGACAACGAGATCGTTATGTCTGCCTTGTATGACTACGAAGATGTAGATACACTAAGCCCAACTAACTTTACACTAACAACACAAGGTGCTGCAGCTTATTACAACGAAGCCTTGTATGATAGTACAGCAATCTTTGATGGCAACCCTGCACCAGTACAGCGTACTAATGTTTCAGGCTCAGGTAAGTCGGCATCACTTAAATACGTAACAAACGATACAAACGCATCACACAGCATTCAAGGCATAGTGATTACTTTCGGAGTGGGAGATAGACTCTAAATGGCGGGATATACCAGACAGTCCGTAGCTGACATTATCGCAAATGCGGTTATCAAAGCTGCACCAGTAAACGCAGAGTTTAACGCTATCCGTGATGCTTTCAACAACAGCACGGGTCACAAACACGATGGCACATCTGCTGAGGGTACTTACGTTCCACTCATTGCAGACCTTGACGGTTTAAACAAAGTAGTAGTAGATACAGCAAACAACCGTATTAGTGTATACACAGAGGTAAGTGGTTCTGCTGTAGAACAGATACGCATTCAAGACGGTGCTATTGTACCTGTAACTGACGATGACATTGACCTTGGTGCTGCAGGTGCTGAGTTTAAAGATTTGTACATTGATGGTATAGGCTATATCGACTCTGTAGTTATTACTGGTGGTACTATTGACGGTACAGTCATTGGTGGCACTACTCCTGCTGCGGGTAACTTCACTAACGTAGGGCTTACAGGTAATCTAAGTGTTGATGGTACATCTGCTCTTGTAGGTACAACAACTATTACATCTGCTGATATTAACTCAGGTGCAATGGATAATACAGTTATTGGTAATACTACACCTGTAGCTGGTAGCTTCACTAACTTGACTGCTACTGGTACTACTGTGCTTACTACCGCAGACATTAATGGTGGNACTCTTGATAATGNNANTNTTGGTGCTTCTACTCCCTCTACAGGTGCTTTCACTNCACTGTCAGCCACAGGTACAGCCACACTAACTACAGTAGACATTAACGCAGGTAACATTGATGGTACAGTTATTGGTGCTTCTAGTGCTGCTGCTGGTAGCTTTACAACTGTATCGACATCTGGACAAGCCACCTTGGCGACTGTTGATATTAATGGTGGGGCTATTGACGGTACTACTATTGGTGCAGCAACTCCTGCAGCTATAACAGGTACAACAGTTACAGGTACTAGCTTTGTAGGTCCACTTACAGGTAATGTAACAGGTAACGTCACTGGAAATGTAACTGGTAATGTCACAGGTAATCTGACAGGTAACGTAACTTCTACAGGTACATCATCGTTCCAAGACGTAACAGTTAATGGTACGTTGAACATGAATGCTGGTACTACAGCTACCATCACTAACCTGACTACACCAGTTAATACAAATGATGCTGCAACTAAGGGGTATGTAGATACCTCCGTAGCTAACTTGGTTGACTCTGCACCCGGCACACTGGACACACTGAACGAACTAGCTGCTGCGCTGGGCGATGACCCTGCCTTTGCTACCACTGTAACAGACAGCATTGCTACTAAGTTACCACTAGCAGGTGGCACTATGACTGGTGCTATTGCGATGGGTGCTAATAAGATCACTGGACTTGGTGATCCTACTGCAGCCCAAGATGCAGCGACTAAGACTTATATAGACACAAACTTTCTTGGTTTAGCTGGTGGCACTATGACAGGTGCTATCGACATGGGTAGTGCTAAAGTTACTACTACCTATGGCCCTACTAATGGCGCTGACCTTACTAATAAAACATACGTAGATAGCATTCTTGGTTCAGCTACTGCAGCCTCTGCTAGTGCCGCTGCCGCTGCTACCTCTGAGACTAATGCTGCAACAAGTGAGACTAACGCAGGTAACTCGGCAAGTGCCGCTGCATCAAGTGAAGCTAATGCCGCTGCATCGTATGATGACTTTGATGATCGTTACTTAGGTGCTAAGGCTTCTGCTCCTGCGTTAGACAATGATGGTGATGCACTTATTGCTGGTGCTTTGTACTTCAACACTACGACTGACATCATGTACGTCTATGGTGGTTCAGGCTGGCAGGCTGCTGGTTCATCTGTAAACGGTACATCTGAACGTCAGACTTATACAGCTACATCTGGTCAGACTACCTTTGCTGTTACATATGATCCCGGCTATGTAGATGTGTACCTGAACGGTGTAAAGCTTATCAGTGGTACAGACTTTACTGCTACAAGTGGTACATCTGTTGTGTTGACTACAGGTGCTACAGCAGGTGATAGCGTAGACATCGTAGCTTATGGTACATTCGTAGTAGCTGATACTTATACTAAGTCACAGGCAGATGCTCGTTACGTAGAAGTATCTGGCGATAGTATGACTGGCAACTTGTCCTTCGGCGACAACGACAAAGCCATCTTCGGTGCTGGGTCTGACCTACAGATTTACCATGATGGGTCGAATAGTTATATTGATGACGCTGGGACTGGTGATCTATACCTTCGGTCTAGTAACGATCTACTATTTACTAACGCAGACGGCTCTGAAACATACGCAAGGTTTCAAGAAAATGGTTACGTTAGGCTTTTCTACGACAACGCTCTTAAACTTGCCACCACCAGCACAGGCGTAGACATCACGGGTACTTTGACCAGCGATGGGCTGACTGTGGATGGGGATGTGGACATTTCATCCGCAACACCTAGCGTTACTATAAAGCGGACAAACACTGCAAATGAAATGGGGTTTACTTTCCTTAACGCAAATGACGTTGAAAGTTTTAAGTATTTTATTAACGGCAACAATAATGACCTTACATTTCAGTCTAGGGAAGCCAACGTATTAAAATTAGAACAAGGCGGCGACATCAGCTTCTACGAGGACACAGGCACGACACCAAAGTTCTTCTGGGATGCGAGTGCTGAGAGTTTGGGCATTGGGACGACAAGTCCAGCGCACAAGCTAGACGTTGCTGGTGAAATGATTGCCGACAGCTACAACGAAACTTACTCTGCACTGTCTGGTACAACCCCTACAGTAAACTGTGAGACAGGTAACTCCTTCAGCTTAACTCTATCAGGCAACGCCACGTTCACCTTCAGCAACCCACCTGCAAGCGGTACGTCCTACACGTTCTCCATCGAGATCATCCAAGACGCTTCAGCTTCTGGCTTTACAGTTACATGGCCTACAAGTGTTGACTTCCCTGCTGCTACAGCACCTACACTCACAGCTACTGCCTCAGCGGTAGACGTATTCGTGTTCACTACCCGTGACGGTGGGACCACATGGTACGGATTTACAGCTGGGCAAGCATTAGCATAAGGAGCTACAATAATGGCTACTAAGAAAAAGATGCTACAGGCTGCGGCTGGT